ATTCATCATATTGAGGTCGCTAAAATCAATAATGCAATAGATTATTTGGAGAAATTGATTTTAATGGCTAAATTAATGGCTTAACTTATATTAAGAAAAAATGGAAAAAATTGATTTATTTGCCACACCTATGTGGAGGAAAAGAATTGATCCAACTGATTGGGACAAAAATGCATTTATTACAGATGTAGCGGAGAATTATCGGCGCGATCCTTTTCGTAATACATGGGGCAATGATAATACATTTCACCACAGTTATGGTGATTGGGATAATCCAAAATTTATAACATATAATCTAGAAAAGTTAGTATTAGTTTATGGTAATTTGATAAATGAGTTTATTGGTCAATTACCTTTAAAACGAATACCTCGTTATCGCTATATGATAGCTAATGTAACTGCAAATAAAGGTGGTCAATATATGGGTATGCATGATCACATTTATGAAACTGATGATTCGGGTTGTGTTTATTCTTGTGTACATTATATCGCATTAAAGGACCATCAACCAAATACTACATTTTATAATCCGTCAGTTGTGGGTCAAATTGGTAGTACAATAAGTTATTTGACAAAGTTTCTAAATATGAGTGATATCCGTAATTCCGGATATGCTGAAGTCTGGACTATACCTACAAAAGAAGATGATTTTGTTATTTTTCCTAGCTATCTCAAACATAAAGTAACGGGTAATTGGAAAGAAAAAAGTCCAGATGAATTGCGTATTACAGTGGCCGTGAATATTGATTTTTGCAAGGACTGATTCCTGATGGAATTGTTGTAAAAAAACAACAACTAGCCATATTTGACAATAATTCCCGATCTTGCTATACTGTATGCATACGCTAACGAAACGGAGCAAAACATGAAACTAGTTATCAGCACTCAGATCCGCGAAAACTACGGTTCGACCCTCACCCCTTACTGGAAGTTCAAGGGTGGTGAGGTGTATGTTGTTCCCAATCTTACCCCTGCTCAAGCCCTCAAGGTCAAGGAATCTGGTATTCCTACCCTCACGGCTCTTATCGAAACCCGTAATGCAGGTTTCGAGGAGTATGTGGTTGACTGGTACATCGCCGAGGATGGTGACAAGGTCGCCCAAGAGTGGGAAACCCCCTTCGAACTCCGTTATGTCGGTCGTAAGTGGGTCGCTACGCGGGTCACCGATAATGGTGAATATGGTTACTTCCGTAAGGAAATCTCAGCCAAGGTTGAGACTTACGATATGTTCCCTGGCGGCGAGCGTGAAAACTACAGCGCCGTGTTCACTATGCGTAATGGTGATGTTGTCAAATACAAGGATTTGGACACATATCTGACGAAGGCCGCGTGAGGCCTTTTATTTGACAATAAATGGATTTGGGCGTATAATAGAATCTTAGACAGTCAGATGACGGAGTAAACAAAATGTGGACAACGGAAAATCAGCAGGCGATGAAAGAAGCATTGGACCAACTGATCAAGGATGAGGGTACCGAGTATGCGGCAGGCTACATGCATAGCATGTTGGTCAGCATGTTGAAAGACCTTCCCAAACGCAAGCAAAAGGCTGAGATTGACATGGTGTTGCGGCACAACGCAGACTTCAAGGTCACGGTCAAGAGCCTGATGAATGGCGCTGATGTTCAAATTCGGCGTGGTGATCGTGGCACTTGTGTTGATCCCAGCACCGAGCGTTTTTGGTCGATGTGATCACTTGACAATAATTCAGGTATCCAGTATACTGTATTCATGGTAGCTTTTTAACTAGGAGTAATAAATGGCTCAAATCTCAGAAAATCTCACGATCACCAGTGTTCAAGCCCGCAAGGCAATTCTCAAGGCTTTTAAAGTCAAACGCCCTATCTTTTTGTGGGGCCCTCCCGGTATTGGTAAGAGTGAGGTTGTCGCTGAAATCACCGAAGAACTTGGTGGTTTGATGATTGATCTTCGCATGGCACAAATGGAACCCACTGACATTCGTGGTATCCCTTTCTTCAACAAAGAACTCGGCAAGATGGATTGGGCTCCCCCGATTGATTTGCCTGATGAGGAACTCGCTAGTCAGTATCCCATCGTTTGTCTCTTCCTTGATGAGATGAATTCGGCAGCACCTGGTGTTCAGGCAGCTGGTTATCAATTGATTCTCAACCGTCAAGTTGGTAAATATAAATTGCCCGACAATGTTGTGATTGTCGCGGCTGGCAATCGTGAAAGCGACAAGGGTGTTACTTATCGTATGCCGATGCCCTTGGCTAATCGGTTCTTGCATTTGGAAATGCGCGCCGATTTTGCTTCTTGGCAGAACTGGGCAGTCAACAAAGGCATTCATAAGGATGTGGTTGGTTATCTGTCTTTCGCTAAACAGGATCTTTACGATTTTGATTCAAAGTCCTCTAGCCGCGCATTCGCTACTCCCCGTAGCTGGTGCTTTGTAAGCGATTTGCTTAATGATGATGACACCGATAGTGATACCTTGTTCAATCTGGTTGCTGCGGCAGTTGGTGAAGGTCTTGCTGTTAAGTTTATGGCACACCGTAAAATTGCAGGTCAGATGCCCGAGCCTAGCGATATCCTTGCTGGTAAGGTCAAGGACCTCAAAGTCAAGGAAATTTCTGCTATGTATTCGTTGACCATTTCAATGTGCTACGAATTGAAAGATGCCCTTGACAACAAAAAGGTCAACAACAAACAATTCCATGAGATGGCTGATAATTTCTTCACCTACATCATGGCTAATTTTGAAACTGAATTGGTTGTCATGGGTGCTAAGATTGCCCTCAAGACTTATCGTCTACCAATCGAACCAAGTCAGTTGAAGCATTTTGATGACTTCCACAAGCGGTACGGCAAGTACATTGTTGAGGCAGGTAACTAATCAAAGGGGAGTTTCTCCCCTTTTTTTACTTGCAATTAAATACGGTATATGCTATACTATAGCTTATACATGATAAAGGAGTAGATATGAGCGAAGTAATTTCCCCAACTAAAAAGCGTAAGCGTAGCAAGAAATTTGAAAATTTGGTTGGCCCTACTGAGCCTAAAGTAGATAATCAAGCCCGTGAACGATTGGTAACGGCTAGGATTGGTCTGTTGCTTCGCCATTCGTTTTTCGGTAATCTTGCTACCCGTTTGCAATTGATCAACGCCGATGAATGGTGTTCAACTGCTGCTACCGATGGACTGAAATTCTATTACAATTCTCGGTTCATTATGATGCTAAAGCCTAAGGAAGTAGAATTCTTAGTGGGTCATGAAGTGCTTCATGTGGTATACGATCATATGGGCCGTCGAGGTGATCGTGATCCGCAACTGTGGAACATCGCCGATGACTATGCGGTTAATGCCGATCTGAAACGGCACAAGGTTGGTGAATTCATCAAGACCGTTCCTTGTCTTTACGAATCCAAATATGATGGTAAATCGGCTGAGGAGATTTATGATGATCTCTATGACAAAGCCGAGAAAATCAATATCGAAGACCTCATTGATCAAATGATTGATCAACATATGGATGGTAATGGGGAGAACGAAGGTCAACCACAAATGTCGGATGAGGAGCGTGAGCGCGTCCGTCAAGAAGTAAAGCAGGCTATCATCAATGCAGCCCAAGGAGCAGAAGCTGGTAGTATCCCTAAAGGTGTTGAGCGGTTGATCAAGCAACATACTAACCCTCTGATGCCGTGGCGTGAATTGATCCAGACTAATCTGACCAGTTCTATCCGCACCGATTTTTCTTTTATGCGTCCTTCACGCCGTGGTTGGCATATGGATGCGATACTTCCTGCAATGACGCCAGGTGAGGAGATTGATGTAGTAGTTGGTATTGATATGTCAGGGTCAATCTCTACTAAACAAGGTCAGGATTTCTTGGGTGAGATTGGTGGAATGATGGATACATTCGATGGATATCGTGTACATGTATTTTGCTTTGATACCGAGATTTATAATCCCAAAGACTTCACTAGCGAGAACCTTGATTCAATTGATGAATATGAACCAGTTGGTGGCGGTGGCACTGACTTTGACTGTATCTTTGAATACTTGAAGACAAATGCAATCGAACCTAAACGTTTGATTGTATTCACTGATGGATATCCCTGTGGTTCTTGGGGTGATCCTGACTATTGTGATACGACATGGATCATTCATGGTGACAAGGATCCAAATCCCCCATTTGGTACTTTTGCATTGTATGATAATTGATGAGCACCTTAAAACTAATCGTAATCATCTATCTGGGGCTAATGCTGTTAGTGGCATTAGCCCTTTGGTTTCATCTTAAGAAAAATAAAAAGGAATGAAAATGAAAATATGCACCCAATGCAACTTCAATGTCCCACCACTTGCCCATGTATGTGGTCATTGCCATGCCAAATTCTATAAAGCAAAAATAGAAACTAAAAAAGGATTCTTTTCTAGATTGTTCAATGGCATTGGAACCGCTATAGTATGGGCAGTTGCCTCTTTTTTTATATTTGCCTTGCTAGGAGAATTCATCCCAAAGTTACATGATAAAGTTGGACCATTGCTAATTCTTTTTGCCACATCATATGGATTGATCAAAGGGTTTGATGATGCATATGAATATACTATAATTGATGTTTCCACACTTGATGAAGAACTGTTGCCGGATTCTGGTTATATGTGGTATACTGATCACAGTGGAGCGATGCATATGATTCCTGAAGAAGCTGCGTGATCTAGGCAAGTGTCCTAGGTTAGGGTAAATTGAAATATTCAAGTATAGTAAATAAGCATTAAATATTAATAGACAAGGAGAATATAAATGGCTTTTCTAAGACATGTCGGAAAACACGGTGATCGCAAAGTTGCTGTAATCTTTAGAGAGGTTCCTGGTGAATCTCATATGTGTTTGGTAGCATATACCGAACTTTTGAATAAACATATTCATGATCCAATGATCCAATGTATTGAAAGTGATATCGGTCAGAATAGCGAAAATTTAGCAGATGCGTTGAATAGAAGTTATACTACAGATGGTAAGATCATTTTACAGATCCTTCACCATGAAGGTCAATTGAAAAAGATTCAAACAGCACAGGTAGTAATGACTCCACAACCTAATACAGTGATTAGGTTAGATGAGTTGAATAAAATCCTTGATGAGATGAAACAAGGTGAAGAGGCTGTCAAACGATTAGCGGAAATGGATAAAAGTGCCGGTATGCAAACCCGTGCTGATGTTATCCGAAAAATGCGTGGACCTCAGAATCAACCAGTAGAATCAACTGGTGACCTTTTAGGTGATGCACATTTAGCAAAACAGCGTTTAGAACAAGCTTTGAAAATGGAAAATGAGGCACAAGGACTACTAACTGAAGCTAAACGATTGAAATCTGAGGCTCATCAATTGGATCCAAATGTTTCTACTACTAATGACGCAGCACCAGTAGCAGATGTAGCAAAACCAAAAGTTAGAAAAACAAGGACTAAAGTGGTAGCATAATATGTCACCTGAATTTATTGAGAAATGGGAACACATCCTCGAAGATGTTGAAAAACAAAAGATTCCCATTCAGTTCATTAAAAAAATCGTAATCAAGTTAACTGGTAAAAAACAGAAAACTATCAATATTGAAAAGTTTCTATCACATGGATTAGAACCTGAACAAATTGAAGAAGTTGTTAATAAACAGTTAACTGATTTAGATGATTTGGTAACTAGTGTGGAATTTATTTTGAATGTAAAAAGTATCGCTGAAACCGTTCAGCCTGAAACAGATCGTCTATTAAACAATCTATGAAAGTAAAACTAATAAGCTACTCAAACCCAAGCGAAGAAATCTTAAACGAAGGGTTACATAATGTACAAGATTTGATTGCTTTTTGTGCTAGGGTAAGTAATCCTAGTAATCAATTTAATACTGAAACCAGTGAAAAATTAATAAACTATTTGATTAAACATCAACATTGGTCACCACTGGAAATGGTTTCCGCTTGTTTAGAAATTGAAACTACTAGAGATATTGCTAGACAAATCCTCAGGCATCGTAGTTTTTCATTCCAAGAATTTAGTCAACGATATGCCGATCCTACTAAAGATTTAGATTTTACGATTAGGGAAACTAGATTCCAAGATACTAAAAATAGGCAAAATTCTACTGAGCTTGATCTTACTGATCCTGAACAAAGAGAGATTAATAAGATGTGGGTTGAAAAGCAACAGCAGATTATTCGTTTAGTAAAAGAATCTTACCAATGGGCGGTTGCTAATGGTATTGCCAAAGAACAGGCCCGTAGTATTTTACCAGAAGGTAATACTGTAAGTAGATTGTACATGAATGGTACACTAAGAAGTTGGATTCATTTTATCCAATTGCGTAGTGCTAATGGTACTCAAAAAGAACATCAATTAGTTGCTCTTGAATGTGCAAAAGTTATTGCTACAATTTTTCCAATGACTACTGGATTGGTTAGTGGATGAACAAAAGAATAAAGGATGACGGTTCTATAGAAGAGTTGCATAAGATTGTAGTACATACATTTAGTGTAGGTGATGTAGAAGATCCAGACTTATATGCGAGCCAACCATTGTGGGAATGGCAAGAAAGCGAAAAAGGCAAATGGGTCATGGAAAATGCTATTGAAAAACCTATCTGGCATAGACAGATGGATCATATGATATATGGATATAGGTATGCCATAATGGCAACATTGCCAAAAGACAAATATATATTCTATAAATTGAAGTTTGAATAACTTCAGGATAAACAGATAAATAACTATATGTGGATATTATCTGTTTTATCTGACTATGCGATACACACGATATTTGGGATAGGGTGCCTAGGTGTTCTCTTGGGTTTTGTTCTATCCTTCATACCTATAATTGGTAGGTATAAATTTCCCATACAGATAATTAGTATATTGATATTAGTTTTGGGTGTATATTTGGAAGGTGGTTTAGAGAATGAATCACTTTGGAAGTTAAAAGTAAAAGAAATAGAAGCCAAAGTAGCTAAAACAGAAGTACAATCAGCAACCGTTAATACTGAGATAGTTGAAAAAATAGTAACCAAGAAAGTAGTAATCAAAGAGAAGGGTGATGAGATAATCAAGTATGTGGATCAAATCCAATATGTTGATAAAGAGATAGTCAAATATATCAATCAATGTCCTATCCCTGAATCAATTATCAAGATTCACAATGCGGCTGCTCTTAATGATAATTCTGGATTATTAAGTCTAAGTAAGGATAGCAAATGAAAAAGATATTAGTAGTTTTTCTTTTTCTAAGTGGGTGTGCTTCACAGCCAGTGCCCATTGTGCAGCGGTTTCCAAGTATACCACAAGAGCTTAGGAATAAGTGTAATCCTTTGATAACTATAGATAAGAAAGAAGTTTCAATAGTTGAGTTCACCGAAGTAGTGGCCAAGAATTACACACAATATCATACCTGTTCAGCTATAGTAGATACTTGGCAAGAATGGTATACCGCACAGAAGAAGATTTTTGATAGTGTGGAACAAAAATAATTAGGATAAATCATGAGTTATACAATTGAAGTTGTTAATATAGGTGCCAATCCAAATGATGGACAAGGAGATCCGTTACGCACTGCATTTACCAAGATAAACAATAATTTTGCTTTTTTAAGTTCCACGGGTTTTAATACATTAGAGACATTGACTAATGGTCTTTTACAACAGCCAATATTTGCTACCAGTGTAGATACTTTTACGCAAGCGACTTTCCAGATTAATTCTATCAATCCTTTAACTTCTGACAGCCAGAACATTGTTATTAATGCTTCTATACAGAATAATTTATTAGATGTTAAATGGACTGGGCATAGTACGATATTTTTTGGTACACCAGTAACTACATATGATATGGCAGTAGAAGATGGTAATGTTATTCTTTATGCCGATCCACTAGTAGATGCACAGTTATCGCATTTTATTGCTTATCAAGTGACATGGAATGAAGTAATACCTGGCCTTGATTTAGAGCTTGAGAATGGTGATGGTGTTTTAGTTACAGAGAATGAAGAATTCCTTACCACAGAGCAGGCATAATGAGAGCGCATGAATTTATTACTGAATCCATAGGTTCTAACCGTCCGGATAGTCTAGAGCAAGAAATTGCATTAGCATTACCCGGTGCATGGAAAATTCCTACACTTAAAAATCAAGATCCTTATTTACAATATCGTTTTGGCGTAGCGATTGCCGGTGCAAAAGGTGCTGCACAACGAGTAAAAGATGGTGTACCACCATTTGAAGAAGATAAAATATTTGGGGAAAATGAATTTGTGGTTAGTTTTGACCCGCATACAATTAAATATATCCAAGATGCTTTAGTGTCTATGGGGTTAAAACGCAGTGATGCTGTGCAAATTGCTACAACAAAAAGTCAAGAATTACCTAGTGTAGTTAAATCAAGCCCTATTAAACCGTTTAAGGGATATAAAAAGTGAGAGCAAAAGAGTTCATTACTGAACGCAACCTATATATAATCAATGATTTAAACTCAGGTGATCCTTATAAAATATACAGGTTTGGTGTTGCTATTGCTAGAGCCAGAAGCGAAGCAGGAGATTGGGATAAAGTTAGAGCTGGGCAGCATAGAAATGATGGGGAGTTTTCGGGTGAAAGTCCATTTAGCGAAAATGCTATAGTATTAACACAATATGAAGATGGGTCTATAATAAATAAAGCATTGGGATATGATAATATACCAGGTGGAAAGAAAGCAATACCAATGTCATCTGGGTATGAATTACCTCCTGATAATAGACCTAGCCC